TGTGAGTAAAATTATTGAGTTCTGATCATCTGACATGTTATACCCGATATACTTTTCACCCATGTGTAGAAACTCAACCTTCTCCATAACACCATTACTTGTTTCTATCTTACTTGGTTGGACATAGCTGTATGTATATATCAAATTATCTGTCATTATGTCTTTTATGCCTGATGGGTCATTATCTAAAAATGCCTTCATAAATGCTAATGTCTTGATCTCATAATTCCTTGCTCCTAACTCAGAGAGCTGCTTGATAGTTAACCGTTGAACTTGCATGCCAAATGATTCTTTGTTTGGGAAATTCCTTGCGAGTGAACTCTTCAGTCCATCATTCACACACAATCCTTTTATAAAGTCTTTGATGGACTCATCTGGACAATTGAATCCATGTTTAAGGATACCATAACTAAGCAGAGCATCATCTAATAGTATCCTAATTTCATCTTTTGTGTAATTAAATATCTTCTTATAAACAAAATCACCTGTGTGTGGGTTTATAGCTTCTGTGACACCTGGTGATATTATCTTTAATCTAGTGTGAGAGAATGTTCCAAAATCAATTTGTGTTCGTATAAAATCTTCCAATGTCTGACACTGTGTACTATATGACATACACAAATTTCTTTTATTTCTTGCTAATACTAAATCCTTATAACAGCTCTTTACAATTGGCATAGGTGTAGATTTATCTAGGGTAGTTGTGTAATGTGATTGCAATTTGTTCTTGTCACTTTCCAATGATGCCATGCTTTTAAAGTTTCTATTATCTAACAGAAACGTGTCAAAGTCAAATATGTATTGGAACACAGAGTCTATTGGGTTATCAATGTGAAGCCAGTTCAATTTACTTGGACTCGTGTTCGCAATAGTGTTCTTTTCATGGTGCCCTTTGAATAGGATAGTGCTACCCTCAAAAAATGAATATATAGAAGTCACTGTAGAATCACAGTTTATGAGTGTTTTGAGCTTCAGCTTGTTGAATTTTGTATTTCCAATATCATTTATTAATAACTGTCGATCACTTTTATCTATTTCTTCTCTGTGGCTTGAATTAAAGTCCAACATATATTCATCTATGGTTAACGTCTTATTACGACTTAGATCTTCATCTGTATAATCGTCTATCATCAGGCAACTTCCTTTCACAAATGTTGAAAGCCTGAGGGTTATTTCAGACCGTGAATTCCTTGAGTAAGCTAATGCAAAATTTGACCTAAAATACATTGCTTTTAGCCAGAATAATAATAGATCCCTTGTTTTAGGTTTTATAAGATTATATGCCTTATGGTCATCCCAAAACCTATTCAAGTCCTCAAGTTCAATACCTATATTATGTCTTATCTTCTTTATAAGCTTATTTTCCTGGTCAAATGTGTAGCATGGGTGATAAAGCCTTAAGGGATCATCTGGACTGACATCAATTTTATACGGGTTGTTGACATTTTGTGTATATTCTTTTACAAATAACCTGTCAATTTTATTACGTATTGCTGTTGTACCATATTTTTCTAATCTGTAATTATTCATATCACCTTTGCATAGCATCTGGAATAATGGATGAGAGTCCGGTAGACCAAACAATTCTACAGGAGTATTAAGTGACACTTCATTTGTATACATATTATTTACACCTTTCATCGTCATTGAGTATGATCTATAAACATTAAAATAGTGAATTCTCTGCATGGCATATGCAGCACAAAATGGTAAGCCTACTCTAACTGCTTCACCAACCCTTGAGCTTGCAGTGTCAATGTCATCTCTATAACCCGTACAGCCTGTATTCATTCCAACTTCCTTTGTTTTTTTAATATGAGGATAAGTCATATGCCCATTAAAACTACAAAGGGATATAAATTCCATTAAAAATTTTTGTGTATTTGTTTTTTTTACACTATCATTGAACCCATGGCACTTCATGATCATCCTATGTAATATTCTAAATTCTTCAAGCTCATCTTGGCTTTCTGATAATATCATTAATACATAATCATCTGAGTGCTCTAAGTGATCTAAATAGAGGTGGCTATCCGGATATATTTTTTTCCAGATGTAATAAGTGTAATTAGTTGAACACACAGCCTTAAATGAAGATGAATAGTTCCACATACCCTGTAAGAAGTTTTGGGTACTTTTAATCTTTATTGTCTTATTCTTCAAATATTCTGTTTTCTTTGTAATCATCATAGTTTTGTCAAGCAGACTTTGTGGTATATTTATGTTTTTATCTGCCCAGCATGATATAACATCTAATGAGTACTCACAGAATTCACTTGGCATGTGTCCACTCATTGCATTTATCATTGATACAAAGCACTCCATTGTTTCTGCAGCAGACCATTTTGTACAATCACCATTCACAAAATAAAGCTCCTGGTTACTTTTCTT